TTTCTGGCAAGAATGTGAAGATTGGAACGTGGTCTAGTGTCATCCCCCGATACGACACACTTAGATAAGTTCCAATTTCGATCCCTGCCATCAAAACCTTTTGCCCTCAAAATAACATTTCCTTCAATGAACTCTCAAGAGCGCCCCATAGTTTATTTTCGTCTAAAAACTGGCGCATCTTTTGTTGGCCTTGAAATTTAACAAACTTAGTGAGCTTTTCTTTATCTTTGGGATCAATGTTGTTTTCCTTTAGGGGTCTAGAAATTAGTTTTGGGTTTTCAACAAGGAAGTCGCAGGTGTACCACGCTCCAGCCGCAGAAATCAAATCGAAGTCATTAGCTTGATCAAATAATTCTTGCTTCTTGTCTATCCCCAAGCCGTATCTGAGCCAACCAATTGCTTCGCCACCAACAAAGCCGCCAAGAGCAGAGGTGATAACCTTCCAGTGCATGGCCTGTCCTATTTGACGACCTTCGTTTTTCTCTTTCCAAGCTTGAATCCATGCTATCTCAAGAATCGTATCTGCCTGATACCTCACCTTAACGCCGCCGTCTGCCACCTTCTTTTTGCCCATACCAGCGGTGTTGGCTATAAAATGTGTGACCATGATGATAATAGCCTTTTGTTTGGGAACAACGCTACTAAGCTTTTTACAAAAATTAGACAGAATCTTTGGGACTCCGGGCCTGTAATCGCCACGAACTTCTTCATCTAAATCTTTTTGGGCTATAAGGCTGGAGATTGAATCAATGATTACAACACAATTGGGATATGACTTAATTAGCTTTTCTACCGCCCCAAGATATTGTTCAGCGCTTAGGGGTTCTTCTTCGGACTGCACTACGGTTATCTTGTCTGCTTGCAATCCTTCAATTCCCTCAAAGTTTTTTGTGCTTAATCTACCCTCAACATTAATGTAAAAAATATCTCTTGCGCCATATTCTTCTTTTTGGCAATTGGCCGCAAATTGCAAAGCCGTGGTGGTTTTTCCAGATTTAGGATCTCCAATCATTTGAATCCAAGTTCCCTCTCTAAACCCACCACCAAGGGCGTAATCCAAAGCTGGGCTTACGGGAATCACCTTCATGTCTTTTAGATCTTCAAAAACCTGCGCTCCATTTATTAGTATGTTTCCATACTTTTTTGTAATTGCTTTTAATGTTGCGTCACTCATTGTCTAGCTTCCTTAATTCAGATATCCTGCTTTGTTTCCCGTAGGGCTTACTGGGAACAATGCTGCTACTATTTTTGTATTCTATTTCTTTAATTGGTCTTTGGTTAATCTTATCTAGTTGGTTTTGTTCTTTTCTTATCAACTCATCTAGAAATTTAACTCTCAGAGAATAAACAGTTTTACCTCTATAAGAATTTAAAGCATTGATGATGGCTTTTTCGTGATAATTTTTTAGAAGCTGGTAAGCTCTGGTGACTTGGCTCTGGAATTTCTTCTTCCATTTTTCTGTGTTCCACAGGGCGTATGCTGGCTTACCAACGTTTTGCTTTTCCGCTTCTCTTAAGCAAACCATTTCAGCTATGTATTGAGCCGCGTTACAAGGTTGTCCCGTGGTTTTGTGCTTGTAGTTTTTGTTCATTCAATATTCCTTTTTTAGCAATGATGCATTCTGGAAGATCGTAGGGATCTCTTTCTTCAATTTCTTCTGGAATCAATTCAGGAAGTCTCCACTTCCTTACGGAAAGTTTCTCTCCTTCTAAATACCCTAATACAAAAGCGTGCTGCGTCAGGTCTCCAAACATTAAAGCTCCAGCACTCTTGCAAAAGAAATAGCCATCGTAGTCAGATCCTATGTCTTCTATATGTGACTTGTTTCTTACTTTTATGTTTGTAATATATAAATTATTAACCTCACAATATTCTTTTAGTCTAATCCACGCGCTTGACGGTTCTACATTTGGCCTACCATCGTCTTGGTAGACAGTTTCTCCATTAGAAAGGGTGGCTATCCACAGAGGGTTGTTATCTGCATACACATTAATGTATGTATCAAATTCTTTAGATAAAAAGATATTCATTTTTTCTTAATTATATGAATGGCGTTCTTGTGTCTTTGGGCAATCTTAACTCTACTAGGTCTAGTTTCATCAGCGGCCTCTGATGCTGCGGGTGTCATAACTGTTACACCGCCACCTTCGTTGTGACCCATTAGTTCTCCAACATTAGATATTTCATCTTGAACTGCGTCTTCCGCCGTGACGTGCTTTTTAACAAAAGACACAGACCTGTTAAGGTCTTTTGCAAGATCTTCTGCGGTCTTATCTGAATTGTTTTCTATATAAAACTTTTCAACCTTAGTTATTTTTCCTGTTTTTTTAGACATCGACATTGCTCCTTTCAGCCCAAGTAAGGCTGTTTCTTTGTTTGGTCTTTAGATAGTCTACATAAAAATCAAATGTTTCTTTTTTGACCTTGGAAAATTTACCAAGTAACGTTTTTATTTTATTGGAATCCATGCCTTCTGGATTAAATAAGGAACCCCTCAAGACCTTCACGTAATATATTTCCTTGTCGTTTACTGTTGCGATATAGGCACAGGAAATCTCTACGTTTTCCGTAATGACATTGGCGTCCTTGTCATAATAGGTATATTCTACCTTTTCATAGTCAATAAATTCAGAAATATCTTCAGGCATCTTCAATCTCCATTATTAATCTAAATGAGTTTTCTTCCTCTTCTTCTTCCATTTCACCAAGCAGCAATCCTTCTGGAGGGGACTGGAAGTATTTACCGGAAAGTTCAGTAATCCAACTTTCTCCGTCGCAGAAGGGACAGTCTACAACAAGCTTTTGTTCCTCTTCTGATGGCCGAATACGAACAAGCTGCAAAAGAGTCTTGTCGCAGTCAGCACATTTTACCTCTACGTCTTCTAAGTCTTCAATCTTAATCACTGTTTTCTTAGAATCTGCTTTTCCTTCAAGATCAAATTCGTCCATTATTTTTTTCCTTTGCGTATATAATTTGCTTTTTGAGTCTTTGTCATCTTACTTATGTCTGCTTTGGTTGCGTCTCCAGATTTTTGCCACCATTCCTTTTCTGGTTTCATTTTTCCTTCTTTTTGGTGACGACGCTTATCTTCAATTTCATAGCGCCCCATGTTTTTTGTGTTGCTTTCTGCCATTTGCCCAAGGGTCGTAGGCTCACCTTTAATAAAAGCCATAGGCGCTTGATTTACAACAATCTTTAAGTTTTTACTTTCGCATTTTTCGCAGGGGGCTGGTTGGATATTAAAACCATGACTCTGTTCAAATTCGTGATTGCAGTCTTCGCATTTATAATCGTAGGTTGGCATTTTATTCGTATAAAGCGTTTAGTATTTTTGATATTATCTTATTTCTTATTATATCATCTTGGGTCAGTTCTGCAATACCAACACCATCAACTTGGTCTAGTCGATCTAAAAACTCTTCTAACCCCCCCTGATCCCTGTCCATCAGGTCTGTTTGGTCTATGTCACCGTTTATAACGGCTTTTGAATCCCAGCCTATTCTGGTAATAAACATTTTAAGCTGTTCAAAGGTGGCGTTTTGGGCCTCGTCTAATATCATAAAGCAATTATGAAAATTTCGCCCTCTCATATATTCTAACGGACATACTTCTATTTTACCGTCGTCTCTATAGGACTGTACTCGATTGCTATTCAGTCTATAGGTCATTTCCTCTATGACGGGTATAAGATATGGATGTATTTTTTCTTCAAAAGTTCCGGGCAAAAACCCAAGTCCTTTGCCAGATTCAATTACTGGCCTAGTTACTATGATTTTTTCTACTCTTTTATCAAGAAGATAATCGCAGGCAAGCCCAACGGCTACTGCCGTTTTTCCAGTACCTGCTGGCCCAGTACAAAAGGTAACATCATTTTCTGTCACAACCCTTATGTATTCTTCTTGGTTTTTAGTTTTTGGTTTTAGTGATTTTCTCCTAGCGGTGTGTCCAGACTGCGGTTTTTTTCTTCTGCTCATATATTATTTACCTGTAGAACCAAAACCACCAGAACCTCGTTCTGTTGAATCAAGCTCTTCTACTTCATGTAGTCTAAAAATTGGGGTTTCCTGAATTAGCAATTGCGCAATCCTATCTCCATTTTTGATCTTATAAAGCTCGCCAGTCGTGTTGTGTAAACAAACCTTAACCTCTCCACGGTAGCCAGAGTCAATAACCCCTGCGTGCCTGTGTATACCCTTTACGCCCATAGAAGACCTATCCCAGATTAAACCAACAAAACCTTTTGGAAGAGACATTGCAATTCCTGTTGAGACTAGTTTTGTTTCCTCTGGCCAAAGTTGAATATTTTCATCAGCGTATAAATCCCACCCAGCATCGCTAGGATGCCCTTTGGTTGGAACCTGCGATGAATCGGTTAGCTTCTTAACTTCAAAATATTTGTATCCAGTAATGCTTGCTTCTGCTGTATGTACTGTCATCCCAGCCCCCTTAGTTAAAGAACATCACATTTTCCACCAGCGCACGCCCACTCTTGTTCTGGTTGTACGTTATTTTCTTCTTCTATTACTTCAGTATAATCAACTGATGTATACTCCCTGCTTAAATCAACCCACTCTTTCCAGTTGTAAACATCTTTCATGCAATAGGTAAGTTTTTTCAAGTCTCCTTCAAAGTATTTGTTGGAAAACTTTATACACCTATCAGCCCATTCTCTTTTGCCGTTGCCCTTAATCTTTGCTCCAACACCAAGAAGAGAGTCGCAAGCGGCCCATAGATTATCTTCCCACAAATTAAGAGCCACCTCTATTAAGCCACTAACGAACAGCGAAGCGTCTCCATAGTGACGAACTTGTTCGGTGGGTAAATAAATGGCGGTAAATGGGGCTTGCGGATAGTCTTTATCTCCAGTAATCGGTAGCAGGGAGATGCCACAAAAGAATTTTCTGTTTTTGAAGATAAAATTTTCTACTTCATCCCACTCACTTGGTTTTACGTTGATTGTGTTAGACACGTTGTGAGTAAGCCACGGCTTAGTACACAGGGTTTTATTTGTCCCCGGAATAACCCAGCTTTGCTGCGTACTTTTAACGTGAGTCAAAAGATCAATAGCCCCAACTTGGTTCTTTGTTTTTGAACCAGCGGGAACTTCTACACAAAAAGCGACCACATCATCGCTGTCATTATTAGACCAAACAGACTCCTCACAAGCTCTTGGGTTTACTTCTTTGAAGTAGTTGTAGATCGGCTCAAGCTTATTAGCTTGCACCCGTCTAATATAACGCTTGGCATGATGAGGATGAATACCAGAACTAGTCCCAAGAACGCAACTGCTAGTCCCTTCAGGTTTGATACAAGTAGTCCTAGCAGCTTGATTGATTCCAATGATTTTAGCGATTCTTTTATTTTCATCTTTAACCACCTTGGCTCCATCTTTTTGTATCTTAGGGTCTAAACATATTTCATATTGTTCCATTATGCCAGTCATAGACACGCCAAGCAGGGCTTCTCTTTTAACTATATTCTCACTGACCTTTCCAAGATATGGAAAACTAGAAAAGCCAGCCTGTAATGTGCCAATAATCGAGGCTGCTTTGCAGGCATTTAGGAAGTCTTCTTCTGTTTTAATTTTTGCACAATTGATAGTGCTTAAATTACAAGCTTGCCAGCCACTTTCTCCTGTTTCTTCATCGACTGGCCACATTCCAATTTCTACACACGGATTGACAATAAGCTCCGTGGAGTCAGCCCAGACAAATCCGGGTTCACCAAACTCTTTAACCGATTGCATTAGTTTAGAAAACTGCTTCTTTGTTGTTTTTTCTCTCAGTAAAATAGCTGAGTTGTTGGATCTCCCACGTTGTGGGTTTTCTACAAACCAAGAACCGGTTTTGGCTTTCGCCATTTCTTCGTCGTTTGGGCTAAACAAACAAATAGTAGCACTACGCCTAACCCCTCCAGAAATAACAGCATCAGCGCTGTACATAACAATATCGTATGCTTCGATTGGTTCCAGTCTTCTTCCTTCACCGTGACAGAATTCTAGATTTTTAAGAGCTTTGTCTAAAATCTTTTTTTTGTTGACTAGGGCGTTTTTAAGTGGTTCTGGGCCGGGGGCTTTTCCACCGCTGGAGTTTAGGAAAGACCCCGCAGGTCTGATTTCTGAGTAATCAAAGGTTACATTCTTGCCTTTATACTCAGGAAACAATTCATCCTGTTCAAAATAGCTAGAGACAAGAAGGCCAACGGCATCAGACCACCCCTCTATGCTGTCGGGAATGGTAAACTTCTTTGTTCCATCTTTTTGTTTAATTAGACGGGGAAGCTTTTTAATATGGTGTTTTTGGACAGAAAATCCAGTACCGCAGCCGCACAGTAATAGATACATACACTCTTGAAAGAATTTTAACCGATCAGCATAAGAAGTGATGCAGTTGTAAATTCGAGCGTTGTGTTTAAAAATTGGCTTGCCGCCAAACTGCAAGGCGCGCTGAGAGCCAAGCACCCGCTTTGTGCGCATCATTTCATATGCCCACTCTATATCTTCGTGAATTTCTGGGATGTCGAAATATTTATTCAACATCATTTCTTTTACACGGCTAGTCGCTTCATTCCAAGTTTCTCTTCTTTTCTTTTCTGGTATCCATCGGGCGTATTTTGCTACAAAGGTGTAGTCTTGAAGCTCCCTGACTGACATCGCTGTTCCTCTTGTCGTTCTAGTAAAAAAGTGAGCGACACTGTTTTACCAAGAAATTTGTTAGATTTGTTATTTTGAATAAGATTAAACTACGGTCTTGGTGCAACAATGGCATGTCGAAAAAGTGTCGCTCTAGCTCTTACTAAGCTTCTTTAAATTCCGACACTTTATTATACACTAGAACAAGAAAGGCTGCTTCTCGTTTTCTTTGTCCTCTATTAGTTCGTTCAAGTAAGACTTCTTCGGGGTGATACGCTCAATCTTCAAGCCATTATCAACCAAATGGTTGTAAACAATTTTGTCTTCTACAGAATGACTTTTAACATTACGCCCCTCTGGTATCTTCCATAGTCTAATATTATTTTGCCACAATAATTTCGCGCACCCGCCACATGGAACATGTGTTATGTACGCAGTTATGCTTCCGTTTGGTTTAATGGTCATGTTGCTGATGGCATTTTCTTCAGCATGAACCATGTATGGATATTTGCACGGTCTAGTGACAGGCAAAGAACCTTCAATAACACCAGAACAGAACCCATTGTATCCAACACTAATGATTCTGTTTTCGTAGACGAGTACGCAGCCCACCTTGGTTTCTGAGTCGTGGCTGCGGGTTGCTGCTAGAAATGCAAACTGAGAAAAATACTCATTCCACGTTGGCCGTTCCATAGTCTCGCTTCCTTGCTCGAATTCTGCGTTCGCGTTTTAAGCGTTTCTTATCTCTTTTGCTTTTTTTTCTTACTGTTTTGCCCATTTTTGTAGTCGGGATGAATCCAGACAATCTCGTTTCCACGGGCATAGGCTATCATTTTACGAGCCTTGTCAATTTCCGGCAACACCCATGCCCACCTGTCGCCAGAAATTTGTAGCTTTTCAGCCCGATTTTTTCGAGCCAGATCCTCATTGAATGTCATCCTAAAATCTCCAATCCATGAATTGCGTGTCTTATATCTTTTTCCAGTGCTATTTCTTTCTCAAATTTTCGCGTTTTCATATCGTAAACAACTATCCTCGCCGGAGATGATCCAATAACAAGCTTGTCGTCCATTCTGGCAAGACCTCTATTCCAGTTGTTTGCCGCCACATCATCCACTTGATATTTGACATCCTTGGATCGTGGTATGCTAACATTGTTGTACCACCCATAGCCAACAAAATCTTTATCAAAAAATCCAACAGCACTATAGCTAGTAAGGTTAGCTACAAACACATCCTCGTATTCATAAAAATTATGCACAAAACTATTTTGATTACCCCCCGGTCTATCATCAATCATCGAAATTGTTGGCACCGAACAAACCTGCGTCATGTCGTCAAAATTATACAACGGTGTTAATAGTCCAGAAACTCTTAAATTCCCATCGCTAACAAAAAGCGAGTTTATGTGATAGTTATCATTTTCGGTTTTAGTTTCTGGGGTGATCTCTTTTTTTCCAGTCAGAGCTTTGTGATTATCTATGTTTTCACCTAATATTTCCCAGAAGCCTTTTATATTAAAGTCAAGATCTAGCTTTACAACTGCGTCATGCGCTGTTGAGGTAGCCCACAAATGATCTTCATGGAAAGCTATTTCATGTATGCTTTTAAAGTAGTCGGGGTTCTGAAAAGTTCTTTTAATCTCATAGCTGTTCTTATCTAGTTCTATAAAACCGGCAGAATCCGAAACAATAATTCTATCATCAAGAACGACTATCCCCCTTAGCCCTCTTTCTCCACCCCTCTCGTTATCATTAACGAACTCTTTTTCATACGGTGCGTAGTGCAATATTTCTTCAGAGTCTATATCTATAACATATAGACCTCCGTGTATATCGCCCTGTTTAGCCGCCCGCACGACTGTACTGCAAATAATCTTCACGTTCAAATCTCGTTATAAATTCTTGATATGGTTTTGATATGTGTGTAAAGTCAAAAAAATCATAGCTGATGGTGCTTCCAGAAAGATACCTGTCGTTTAGTCCAAAATCAGAAACCCCAAAGTCAGACTCACCAGAAACCCGTTTTGCAGAATTGGTTATTGCAACACTATATTCTGGGCATGCCATGTTCGGCGGTATGAACCCAGAAAAAGCACCCATGTATAAATTATCCTGAAGGTTTTTTTCAAAGTTTTCAATTGCGTCTATGGGAGTTCTTTCTAGTATAAAATTTATCAGCTTTGTTGTATAGACATGGCCGTTGTGGGAAAATGGCATACTAAAATTGGTAAAGGGTTTTACTAAGGATGCATCCCATAACATAAAATGATCCAATATAAACTCCCCAGTCTCTGGTTTGTTAATAAAGTAATCATTTGCGCTGTATGCGTTTTGTATTATGGTATTGTTGCCAAGCCTGAGAGATAGGGCAGATATATCATTTGTTCTGAATAGCTTCATTATCTTTTTATATGAAGCAAGCCTATCGAACATGATATTTTCATCGTTGAAAACACACGTTAAGTCTCTATATGGGAGCAGATGCTCCATGATGTCGAGGCTTATGTTTTCGTGTTGTCTCGGAAACCATTTTATTGGAAAGTCGAGGCCGTATCTATCTTTATAGAAAAAGAACTCTCTTGTTTTTTCGTAACCCTCTTCAAAAACAGCATTGCTGAATTCGTATATAACTCTTATATCGAATAAGTTTCCACCATTTCTTTGCAGGCTTTCTATAAGCAAGTGAAGCTGGGGAGCTTTGTCTTTTGATAGAATTATTGCTGTTATCATCTGACTAAAATAGAATCTTGACTTACATAACTAGGCACTAAGTTTTCATTGTGCCACTTTATAGTTTTCTCAAGACCTTCGTCCATGTCTACTCTTGGAATCCAACCAAGCTCTTTTTTAATTAAGGAAATATCTAGAAATGTTCTTTCTTTTACGTCTAGATCTAATTCTTTCCAAACTATCTCTCCTTGGTATCCCATGATGTCGGCAACTTTTTCGTGTAGCTTACGAATCGATATGTCGTCGCCTTGGGATGCATTGTAGGTATTTGGGGTTTCCGCATATTCGATAGCGTGGTATATGGCTTTTACTGCGTCATCAATATAAATAAAATCTCTGGAGGATTTTTTAGTAACTTCGATTTCTATATCAATTTCGTGCTTTTGTGCGGCTGCTATGTTTGTTATCACGTTTTCAACCACGAAGTTTCTTCTTGGGTTGAACCTGCTTCTTGGCCCATAAACCTCTGGAAAAATTAAGTTGACTCCAACAAAGTCTTGAAACTGTGTGCTGAAAGCCATGTTTAATTCCATCATGACTTTTGCGGAGTTTCCATAATACCTTTTATTCCAGTAGGGCGCGCCCTCCCATAGGTCGCTTTCTTTATACGGAAGTATTTGATGTTCTGGATAACAAGAAGAATCCCAGATCGTTATGAATTTTTTGCAACCGCCCATTCTCGCTTCTTCAAGAATTTTTGTAGTCACAAAAATATTTTCGTACATCATCCCCGCTGGATATTCTAAGCAGTTTTCTTTACTGGGTAGCCTAGTGGCTAAGTGTACGACTACTTCTGGGTTAATGTCAAAAGCCCACGCGACCGTTGCGTCGTCGCCCAAGTCAACGCCGTTTCTAGTGCCAGCGAGCGCATGGACTTCGCTGAAGCCCTGTTCGGCTAGATATGAACCCAGTTCTTTTCCAATTCGACCCTGACCGCCAGTTATGAGTATGCTGGTTTTCTTATCCATTAAACTCATCTAAAAATTGAACCAAGTCTTCTGGGGACATATTGTTTGCGCGCTTTTTGATATTGTGATCTTCGTCCATAATTACCACTGTTGGATATTTTTCGATGTTAAATTCATCTACCAGATACCTATTCTGAGGTTTGTTGCAGGCTATATAGGCTGGCTTGCCACCGTGGTATTGTTTCATGGAGTTTAGAACATTTTGATCTACCCAAGAGGTTTGCCTCATGGTCTTGCAGTGGGGACACCACTCAGTAATAAAAACCACAACTTGATGATTTTGTTTGTTCATTTTAGCTTAAAAATTGAAGTGTTTGATTAACGTTCATAGTGCTGCCAGCTTTCACCGGAATACCCTCTTGGTCAACAATGTAGATCATTGGAACAGCACTAACTCTATAAGTCACAGCCATCTGTAAGTTTTTGGGGTCGTCTATATCTATAAAATTTACAGAATTAAAATCGTATAGCTTTTCCTTGACGGTTGGATCTTGCCAGACTTGAGCTTTCATCATTCTGCAAGGGCCGCACCACTTAGCGGAAAAAACTAGAAGATGTTTTTCTTTTTCCATTAATTATACCATCCAAAAGGGACAGCAGCCCACCTGCGGGTACTAAAATCTGGGTTAGATAACAAGGTGGACTGCTGTCAATTGGATTATAAAAATTCTATTCCGTAACTCGAAGGCTATCGCCAACGATCCATGCTCCAGCAAGCAAGGTAATCATTTGAACCGTTTCTGGGTTCAATGTACCTTCACCAAAAATGCCATCAGCACAAATGACAAGCACTCCAGCTATACCAACCCAAAATCGACGACTACCGATGAGTGTCTTAAGCTTCGCTACCATAACTTAACTCCTTTGAAAAATTAAAAGAAACTCTTTACCTTATCTACTATCCCACCAAGACCACCAAAGCCACCGCTTGATATCACAAAGTAAGCCACTAGTGCAATACCTATTAAGAATACCAACCACTTACGTTTGGTTGCTACTGCATAAGCCTTGGCTGTAAGCTGTTTGATCTTTTCTATCCTATAACTTCTTTTGTTTGATTTTTTGTCTTCCATTTTTTCTTTTCTGTACTCTTTCTCAGCCAATCGTTCCTGCGCTTTTTTTTCGCGGGACTTCTTTTCGTTTTCTATTTTTCTTTCTTCTAGCGTGTCTTGTAATCTATTTTTAGCCATTTTTCTTCCATCCCTCGGTTAAGAAACGCATGGCGTTTCCTCCTAGTATATTTTTAAGAACATCTTCTGGATATTTGTCTATATCTATCCCTGATTTTAAGCAGGATAAGTATTTAGTCAATCTAGGTAATTCTGAAATGTCTGTCATCTCATCTGGTGGATCAGTAAATCCATCATAATCTGTTCCGATTCCTATTATTTCATGACCACCTATATTTTTTACATGATCTATGGTCTGTTCAATATACTTTAAACCAAGTCCAGTATCAATAGGGCTTAACCAGTAATTCATAAAGATTATGCCGAGTAAACCATTGTGGTCTGCCAGCCATTTTATTTCCCAGTCTTCTAGATTAAGTGGGTCTGGATTAACTCCAAAAGCACCAACATGGCTAGCGAACACTCTAGATAAATCATTCCCTACAATGTCATAAACTTCTTGTCTCGCCTTTGGTGTGCAGTGGGTTATATCTATAAGCATACCCATATCTTTCATGTTTTGCACAACCTTTTTACCGATGGGCGTAAGACCCTTGTTCATGTCCCATCTTCCAAGTACCTTTTCCCACTTTAAATGCCTGCGTCCATATTCTGGATAGGGGAATACGGGGTGAACAATATGATTTTCATAAAAGTGAGCCAAGGTTATATAAGCTACGCCCCTGTTGTAGAAATGCTCAAGGTTGGTAAGGACTTCGTTTTCTAGCAGGGGTGTGAGCGCGGTGGCTTCCTCCACCTTTCTTTTGCAAAGCTCTCCATGCAGGCTATGTGCGCCCTCTATTGAATGAACGACAGAGATGTCTCCCCTTTCTATATTCGCTAACAATTCATTAACAGAAAGAGCCATTGACACAGAACGAGAGCCTTCGGAAAGGTCTTCGTTGTAGGTTTTAACTTGGTTTTCCATCTCGTCAAGCATGGCGTTGGTGGCATCAAAATAGGTAGGATCAACTACCTTTTTGCGAACACTAGGAAAGAACCATAAAAGAAACTTGATTAGCTTTATGTCGTCTATCCATCCTTGCTCAAGGATGTACGCCGTAGAAAGCATTACATCTACGCCTCCCTCTTCCAGTTTGGGAAAAGTGATTCTTTCACTGAACGGCCAGAACCCATATTTAGCGAGGGTTGACAAGAACCTTGTCTTTTTCCCGCCTAAGTTTCTATGAAACATCATACTCTTCAAAGATGGATGAGTATGTAAATCGACTATAGTCGCGTCTTTGTGTATTTCTTCCCAATTCATTTAAATAACTCCAGAAACCGGAACCACAGGAACTTCATAATCTTGATAATTTTCAGGAAAGGGCATGACGAACACCTCTAGGTTCGATGGGTTGTCGGTGCTTAGGCTAGAAAGCTGTATGGGGTCAGAGGTAATGATTTCAGACGAGAAGCTGTCTACATCGCCTTCCAGTATCAATTGGTCGTGTTCTAGTGGAGAAAAGGTTTGTAT